AGCGGGCAAGCTGTGAGACGCTTACCGACTTGTCAAAGCTTGCTGAAGAGAAGGGCCAGCCGATAGCGCGATCGACAATTGATACATACGCTTTCGATGGTCGCGTTCCGACATTACCGAATGCTAAAAAGCTAAGCTTGTTGACGGGTGTTCCGGCAATGAAGATCATGGAAGGATTTTCCGGACTTGATTTAGCTTCGTGAAATGAAGATTGATGCTGACCGGTTAATTTCAATTGCCATGCTGGTGGTCATTGGATTATGCGCGATTCAGTTTTTTCAGAAGCAGAACGCTCCGCCGTCTGCTAGAGAGCGCTTTCATTTATTGATCAGTCCTTTGGTAAGGGCTGATCGTTTTTTGCTTGATGCTTATACGGGTGATATCTGGCAGATAGTTCAGAGCGCCGAGGGAAGGCAGGTCTTACAGCGCGTTCCGTACTCCAGTGGAGGCGAAGAGCCACAATCGAACTTTGAAAGAATGTGGAATGAAAGTAAGCTTAACGGCAAGTAATCGGCATTTTTGCTGTAAAGCGATTGAAACATCTTTCAACCCATTGTAAGATTCTCTTCGTTATCAATCAGTCATCGATTTTGAATTGATACTGAATTTGGTGGCATCGGTTTAATCTTCAACTAAATTTGTCTACGGGACAGGGGCGCGGGCGCCTTGGTCCTAGGCTAACCCTTGCACTGCTAGACCTGTCCCGTCCACAGGCTTGGTTGATGATTGCCGATTTAATCTAGTCTTAAACCGAAATCGTAATTTTCAATCGATATGCTAGCCACTGTATTTGGTGGCGGTGGGAGTTTACATGCCTGAAGGAAAGAAACTATATAAGGTACTCGTCAGTGGTAAGAGCTGTTCCGGCGGTGACATGACGTGGGATCTTCCAAAGCAGCAAAAGAATGGCGACTATAAGGCGGGCAAGTGGATGTCTGTCGATGGTCCGATCATTCTGTGCCAAAGAGGATTGCACGTAACAACCCAACCTCTTAAATGGTGGCATAACACCAAAGACATTGAAGTCTATGAAGTGGAAGTTTCCGGCGAGAGCAAGCAGGACACAACTGACAAGAGCGCGCATGAATTTGTTCGACTGCTGCGCCCGATCGATGATGCAGAGTTCGAAAAGCTCTTTGGGGTGATCCTTATAAGGAAAGAGCGGAAGGCTGAGGTTATTGTAAAAGACGGGCAAAAAGCCTATGTCTACGCCAATGCTAAAGTCACGGCTTACGCCAATGCTAAAGTCACGGCTTACGCCAATGCTAAAGTCACGGCTTCCGACAATGCTCAAGTCACGGCTTCCGCCAATGCTAAAGTCACGGCTTCCGACAATGCTCAAGTCACGGCTTCCGACAATGCTCAAGTCACGGCTTACGCCAATGCTCAAGTCACGGCTTCCGACAATGCTAAAGTCACGGCTTACGACAATGCTCAAGTCACGGCTTACGACAATGCTCAAGTCACGGCTTACGCCAATGCTAAAGTCACGGCTTACGACAATGCTAAAGTCACGGCTTACGACAATGCTGTAATCGTATTGCCTCAAAGATATTATTGGATGGGTGATCCGGAGAATGTCACCCTTGCTCCGAATTCCAAGGCTGTTCTTATTGATCAGCGTGGAAGTCAGACTGTTGTAACTACCCCTGGTGGCATTCTCGTTCCGGCTAAATAGCCGAAAGGATTCTAAATATGGGAAGAGTAATTTGCAGAGGTCGCAAGCGTTGCATTCAAGAGGGCGTGGTCCGCGTTTCCATGAAATGCTCGATTGTAGCGAAGGGTAAGGCTCGCGTTTTCGCAAAAGATAATGCGAAAGTGACGGCGCTAGATTCAGCTGTCGTGAATGCATATGACAATTCCGAAATCACTGCCTATCACAATTCGAAAATCAATGTATATGGCGACGTCAAGATCATCAAGAAAGATCCAGGCGTGAAAATCTTCGTTGGTTTCGGCAGCCCAACAATTGTTTTGGATTTGGATCATGAGAGGTCGACAGTCGATGGGGAGCGAAAGGCTAAAAGAAGAGTGGCGCCCGTGGCTAAGCCGTGCGCTAAAAAGCGAAGCGGATCTGGCTCGGGAGGTTCATCGCCAAAATCTGGAAATTGCAAAGCTAAAAGCAGATGCGGAGTCAAAACAAAAGGTAATCGTTCGCCAAAGAGCGGAAATCATAAGGCTAAGGGGCGCCGCGCCGCCTAAGCAGGGAGTTTTAGTTAGTTAGATACACATGCAATAGGAGTTTGTATATGCCGAAGAAAGTTCTGATCGCGTTGCCGCCGGCAATGTTGGAACAGGTTGATTTCATTGCTCAGCATGAGCACAGAACAAGATCTGATCTGATAAGAGAAGCGCTCCGCCGTTATCTGGATAATTTCAGAAGACAGCAAGGCGCTGCCCACCTGGCAGTAAGCACGATGGAAGTAAACGAACCCTGCGTTCCGACGCTAAGTTAGAAACAAAATCAGTTAAGTGGTGGTGGAAATGGTAACAAAGGAAACAGAAACGACGGGTAACGCGCTAGTGCAAGCGCTGGCGCGCGCCCGTAAAAATTTCAAAGAAATTGAAAAATCGGCGGTCAATACTTTTCATAAGAACAAGTACGCCACATTAGATGATGTCCTGAACGCAACAGTCCCGGCGCTGAGCGCTGAAGGGCTGGAAATTCTGGGGCTCGGGGAAGTTCCTCCGGTGTCGGCGCTTCAATTGCTGGTCACAACACTGATCCATCATCCGACAGGTCAGCAGGTCAGATCCGAATTCAAGATCCCTGACGTAAGCGATCCTCAGAAGGTTGGCATCTGGATAACGTATCTTCGCCGTTATTCGGTCGGCGCTCTGTTGAATGTCCTGGCGGAAATGGACGACGACGGAAACGGGGCAATGATTGAGCGGGCTAAGACAGATCCGAAGCCTGCCCAAAACAAGCCGGCTGGGAATTCTCCGCCGAAGAAAACCGGGGAGCCGGGCATCGACGGTTACAACAAGCTCTTGAAAGAGTTGAAGGTTCTGACATCAGATCATGGCGCTGATCAGATTCTCTTTCCTCTTCAATCGATGTCCGGGCTTGATCCAACCGATAAATTTCAATCGATTGAACACAAGGAAGCCTATGTTTTGAAATCATGCCTTCGCTCGAAAGGCGTTGAATTCAGCAAAGATCCGGCGGCTGCCGTTGGATTGACTCAGGCTATCTATGACGAATTCTCAGATTACTTCACTCAGTTGCCCTAATGGACAAGCTTAATGATCTGTTCGGGCCGTCAAAGGATGAGCTGATCGCCAATTATCTATTTCAATTGGATAGATGGTTGAAAGCTGATCCGAGATCCCAGGAAAAATCAGACGCCCTGAAGGCGAAAGAGGAAGCTGTTAAAGCTCTGGCTGATGTGGGATTGGCGCCCGGACAGGTCGATCAAGTTACCGTTTTTACTCTCAAAGGTTTAGAACATGAAATTGATTCTGGCTCTAATGGTATCTCTAGTGGTGGCGGCATCGCCGGCGCTGGCGTTTGATTGGAAAGATCATCCGATTCTATGGAAATCAACGGCAGTTGTACGCAAGCCATACAATCTGATCAAATCGGTTGCCAAAGTCTCGGCGGATAAAACAACCACGGTTGGTGTGAAAACAAAGAAATCAGGCGGCTGGGTCTGCGACAAGACCGGCATTAAATGGGCTTGGCAAAAATTTGATACAAAGCTTCAGGCGGCTTGTAAGCGGGTGGAGCCGTACAACGGCGGGATCTCGTTTGTGGGCGGATCGGCTCAATTGGTTAACGCATTTCTTACGGGATTCCTGAAGTAATGCCCGGCCGGCGTCGTAAAGCCCTGAAGGCATTGATGGACTGTGAAACAGTTCGGCTTGGGAAGAATGAAGGGCTTGATCGTCCGCTCAATTTCATTTTTCGATTGAATCCAGTGGCAAAGGGAAGAGCCCGGGCCGGAATCACCAAGGCGGGTGGCATTTTTACAACGACGCCAACCAGAACCCGCAACTATGAGGCTTTGATCAAGGAAGCAACAGCGCTGCAGTATCCGAATAGCGCTCCGCTGACCTGTGAATTAATTGCGTATATCAATTTCTTTATGGAGAACCGCCGGCATGGCGACATCGACAATTTAGCCAAAGCAATTCTTGATGGAATGCAGGGCGTTGCATTCGTGAACGATAAACAGATCAAAGGGCTTCATATGGAATTGTTTTTCTGTAATGAGGAACCATGTGGAAGCCCAAGAACAGAAGTCATTTTGTCGAAACGACAACCACCAACAGGAACCGAATTCAGTGAATGAGTTAGATGAGAAGCTTCCCCCGTGCGCGGTTGATGCTGAGCAAACTGTATTAGCTTCGCTTTTGATCTGTCCTGATTTTAATTATCGGGTGACCGACATTCTGAAGCCTGGGCATTTTTATCGCAAGGCGCATGGCGAAATTTACTCGACCATGTTGGAAATGCTGGCGGATGGAATTCCGATTGACCTTGTTACAACATCTGAAAAGCTGAGAGATAAGGGAATGCTGGATAAGGTCGGCGGGCGGCAATATATTGTTGATCTGGCGATGTCTCACGTGTCAGCCCATGGCATCGAATATATGGCAGACAAAATCATTCAAGCTGCCAAGGCTCGAGAGCTGATCAATATCTGTTCCGACACTATATATAAAGTCTATGACTGCAATCCGGAAGAGATGAACGAATTATTGGCTTCGGCTGAAAAATCGATTGGTCAGATTGGTGTCAGCCACCTGAAGGATAAGCCGCGGCCGCTATCAACGATTGTTCCGGAAGTTTATAAGGATCTTCTTGATCAATATGATTCGAAACAGTTACCAGGCATTCCCAGCGGATTCCCGGCGCTTGATGAGCTTACAAATGGATTTCAACCGGGCGATCTGATTACGCTGGCGGCTCGGCCGGCGATGGGGAAAACTTCACTGGCTTTGCAGATTGCCAAATACGTCGCTTCGATTGGATATATCCCGGTTTTTTTCAGCCTGGAAATGGACAAGAAGAAATTAGTCCGAAGAATGATCAGCGCTGATTCTGGTATTGATGGCGTATCACTTGCACGCGGAGCGCTGCAAGATGATGATTGGACAGCCTTAACAGAGGTCGTTGCCGAACTTGGGGAATCCAAGCTTCATATCTCTGACAATTCTTCCGCTACTGTGGCGGAAATAAGCGCCAAGGCCAACAGATTAAAGGCTGAGCTGAAAGGGCTTCACTTGATTGTTATTGATTACGTTCAGTTGATGAAAGGTATTAGCCGGCGCGGGAATTCGGATCCGAATCGAACGCAAGAAGTAAGCGAAATTACCAGAGGCTTGAAGCTTCTGGCGCAATTTTTGGAAGTACCAATTTTGGCTTTGTCTCAATTGAGTCGAGCCGTTGAAATGCGGCAGAACAAGCGGCCAATGCTTTCCGATCTCCGTGAAAGTGGAAGTATCGAACAAGATAGCGATTTGGTTCTATTCATCTATCGAGATGACTATTACAACCAATACAGTGATAAGCGCGGCGATGCTGAAATTATTGTTGCTAAAAACAGAAACGGCCCGACCGGAACCGCTGAGGTTCGTTTCGATGCAGCTAGAACGCGGTTCACAAACAAAGGTAAAACGCATTAATGATCAAACCAAATCAAGATAGGGTAGTTGTTCAAAAGATTGAAGCGTTGGCGCAAACCGCCGGCGGGATCTTTATTCCAGACCAAGCACAAGAGAAGCCGCAAACCGGCAAAGTATTGGCGATCGGTCCTGGTCGTCGCCACGATGATGGTCAGGTTCATCCGGTTCTATTGGAAGTCGGTCAAATTGTCGTCTTCCCGAAACAAGCCGGCGCTGAGGTCAGATTGAAAGGAGTCGATTATTTGATCCTTTCTGAAAGGGAAGTGTTGGGAACAATCGAGAGCGAAGAATAATGAAATTTCAAGTCACTCTGAAAGATCCCGATACATTTGACGATGCGGTCAGAGAAGCTGCCCAAACATCACTAGCCCAAATTGAAGGGCTTGATGATGATGAGCGCGAAGCGCTGATGTTCAATCGAGTTCAATCGATCAAGAGCAAGTGCGGGCGATGGTTCAAATATGGCGAATATCTGACGGTTGAATTAGATACCGAAGATGGATCAGCCAAGGTTGTTGAAACTAAATAGTTAGCGGAAGTCTGAATGATCGCCACCGCCTTTGGTGGCGGTTATATCAGACAATAAAACATAATATATCTTCTCAGACGGATCTGATAATGCACGGAGTCTACTTCAATGAGTTCGACAAGTACCCCGCAAACTGGCTCAGGAACCTGTTTCCTGATGCTCACGTTGATGATCGGAGCATAAAGGATGTCAGATCAGTCGATACAACTGAATATCTTCGGTGTCACTTCTTCGCCGGCGTCGGTGGATGGGAGGCGGACGGAAGGAAATAACATCGCTTCAGGTGCTGGCGAAATCATTGGCGCCTTACCCGACTCCAACATCATTGAGCCCGGCGACAGACGAATACAACGAGGCTGGACAATCCTGCAACCTGGTAAAGATCCGCCATATCTTCAATGGGGCAACACCGCCATCATCTGCGGTGACGGAAAAGCCAGGCGCATTGAACCCAGCATTTTGCCGCTGGCTCATGGGATTCCCAATCGAGTGGGACGAATCCGCGCCTACGGTAACGCGATCGTCCCGCAAGTTGCAGCGCGATTTATTACCGCCTTCCTAATGGCGGAGCAAGATTTACTGAACTGAAATGAAACATAAGGCCGATTACATGACGTTGATAAATGAGGACAGCATGACCACCCGATATCAAGAAACAGAAGAAAAAATCAAGGCTCTCACATTCCAGACCTGGCTTAGTCAGCAACCAATCGAAACAACCATGAACCTTTACGCGAAGCTATATGACCAGCTTAAGGACGTTCTCGGTGAAGAACTGGAGCCGATTGAATCAGACTTTCGTGGTGCGATGGCTCAAGCTTTGCAGGATCATCATGATTGGGCTGCCGCACAAGATCCGAAAACTATGATGGAAATTTGTAATGGTTGCGCCAAAGAGACATGCGGATCGGGATATTGCGGGACCGACCATTGCGACGGCGTAGAGATACACGGCAAGAGGTTGATTAAGAGATGACCGCTACCGAAATCGACACTCCCGAATGGATAGACGATTACTGGATCGTCTGCCCGTGGTGTGGTTGTCCCGTCGAGGACGAGGGTTTTAACGATCAATCAGATGAGCCCTGGACGTGCGACCGCTGCGAGAAAGTCTATTACACGACGATTGAGACAAAGCGCATGTACACGACGAGGAAGGAGAAAGAAGCGTGAGTAACTTCACCCATCGAACAGTACAAGAAGCGAGATTGACTAACGCCTGCGACTTTTGTAGTGAGCCAATCCGCCAAGGCGCCCGATATGTAAAGTATCGCGGCTGGTTCGATAAAGCATGGCGAACTGACCGGCGTCACTTTGAATGCACTTCGGAATTTTTAAGAGCCGCAAAATGCGACGAATGCAAGGGCGGGCTAAACCTTCCAGAAGAAGACGGGTACGTGCATTGCACCTGTTAGGCGAGTAGTCAAGAAAACATAACATCTGTTACCGGAAGGATCTGATAAGGGGATAAACACGGTCACTGCAATGAATATCAGCCGCACTTTTCACTTTCCACAACCCGACACATGGTCAATCAAGCCAGTGTCGGAACTCCTTGATCGCACCTTGAAAGGTCGCCTGGTCACTGTCGATCCAATGGCACGTAATTCGACCAGGGCGGTTTTTACAAACGACATTGACCCAAACACGAGCGCGGCAATGCACATGGACGCGGTTGAATTTCTTGAGCAATTGCACCGCGCAAACGTGAGAGCCGAGGCGATTCTATTTGATCCGCCATACAGCCCCCGCCAGATGGCAGAGCACTATCGCGCTGCCGGAAAAGCAGTGACCAGGGAAACCACTCAGAACGGACGCTTTTACAAACGAGTGAGAGAAGCGGCTGACAAAATTTTGCACGTTGGCGGAATTGTCATCACTGCCGGATGGAACAGCGCATCATTCGGACCACATTACGAAATGCTAGAGATTTTGATCGTGTCGCATGGCGGGGCGCATAACGACACGCTTATAACGGTACAGAAGAAAGCAAAGGAGGCGGGACGGTATGGCGATTAAACATAAATGGTGGGTTTTCAACGAGTTTAACAACATCCCCGAAGGTTTTGAAACCGAGGCAGAAGCGAACGAACATGCCAGATCTGAGGCTCTTGCGTTGACCGGCGAAACAATCCTGATCGCCAAAGTCGTAACAACAGCCAAAGCATCAGAGCCGCGGGTGCGATTCAAGAAGGAGGCGGGACGGTGAGCGAGCTAACAGACAGAGCGATTTTTTGTGTGACATACACCGCGCATGATGAAGAAAACGACCGCCACATTGTTGACGGTTATTTACTCGCCTGCACCGGTCCCGAACGCTTTCAATATGGCGACGGTCCGTCAATCTGCGCGTGGGATTTTGAGTCAAGAGAGTGCGGTGATGACATCGAGTCGCTGGGCGTCAAGCAGGACTTCATTGGCAAACGTGCTGGATTGTACCGCTGGACCGGATTTATTCATTACTGCCCAGGCAACCATTACGACTCAATATGTGATTGCGGACCAGAAATAATTGCCGATTCAATTGTGCCTGCCACAGTCGAAGATCTAATAACCTTCGGGCTGCTAATCCATGAAACATAATCAACATTCTATGACACTGAGAAATTATGAGACGAATTAACGATTTTTACCCAACGCCCGGAAGGGCAACAGAGATTCTTCTGGAGCTTTGCCCAGAGCTGCTTTGGTCGCCTGTTGTTTTTGAACCGTGTAATGGGAAGGGAGCAATTTCAGACGTAGTGAGGCGTTATCGTCATGTAGTCACGGCAGACATTGATCCGGACATGGCTCCGGATTATGTCGGCGATGCAAGATCTATCAGCCTTTATGACGCGGCGCCGTTGATTGATAAGCCTAAGAAATATTCGGTGATAACCAATCCGCCATTCAATCAGGCAATTGAGATTGTTTCAAATTTTGTTGAGCGGCAGTTACTCTGTGCTTTTTTGCTTCGCCTGTCGTTTCTGGAACCGACCGACAAGCGCGGGCGCTGGCTTGAAAACTGGGCGCCAAATAGAATTATTGTCTTGCCGAGAATCAGCTTTACCGGAGATGGGAAAACGGACAGCGTGACATGCGCTTGGTTTATCTGGGGAATTGAACCCGGTGAACTAACGATAGTTTCAAAAGAACGATTTAATCAGCCTTCACAGCAAATCAGATGCTAGATGAGAATAGAACTTGCATAGATAAGGTCAGATATCATTTCAAAGGCGAGGCAAAGGCCGCGGTTCGAAGTGGTATCAAAGATGGTTACATGCCGATCACGTCATCTATATACGTTTGTATCTTCTGTGGTTATTACCACAAGACATCTAGCCGGACGCTAGTTCCTCGGCGCTCCGCTGATTTTGTTCGAAAACAATAGAGCTTGGATTCTTCGGGCAGTGATCATTCTCGTTGCCATATCCAGGGTTCTCTCTGTCTTCATACAATTTGATCTCATTGCAATATTTACAACGAGAATTCCGCCATTCATGCAGATAGGTCATGATTTGCCGTTGCCGTTTTTTCTGTAAGAAACGACCAGGACCGCCGGCACAACACCAACGAGAATTAACGGGATCTGCTTGTCGATGTCCAAGGTTACATGCTGACAGGCGGCGATCGTTTGAAGAACCAGGATCAGGCCAATTAAAAGCGGAACGGCTATGCACATATGCACAATTCCCTTTCCTTTGCTTTCGGCCATGATCTCAATTGCCCTGGCTTGCGCCTTGGCAATGACCAATTCAGATTCGGCTTGATCGTCTTCAGAATTTGAAGGGCATACGTTGAGGGTCATGTTCGCTCACGGTGAGAAGGTAACCAAGGCAACCGCTGAGCAATAAGACCAACGCGCCAGACAAAAACCACATAAGATTAGCTTCGAGGATCATGCTACCGGCTCCTGATCAGCGGCTTTCGCCAATGCCGATTCCTGAACTTCCTTGGCCAATGCTTCCATTCGATGAAGGATATCTTTGAGGATCACAGCGGCGGCCTTGCCGTCTTCGATCAAAAGATCCTTGTGCTTCAGCATTCGTTCTGTGGCAAGCTCTTTCAGCTCTTCGGCTTTCTCTTGAATGTTTTGATACTCGGGCTTACCATCACCGTCAAGGTCCGATTTAATCGCTTCAAACGCCTTCAGGAAGCGTTGCAATACGCTGATACCAGTTTTAACTTTGTCGGCTACTTCGCCGGCCTTCTTGAAAATTTTAAACATGGTAAAACTTGACCTCTTGATCTTGTTTGCTTAGGAATAATTCGCGCTCGGCTTTCCGCCTGTTTAGAACGCCTTCGATGACATTGCCGTCGTCGTCTTTACACCAACGAAGTAATTCATTGGCGGCTTCAACCAATTGGCGGTTGTTGATTCGCTTCAAGAGGGTTGAAGTCTTGAAGGCGGGAACGCCACAATTGAAAACAAAACTGACCAGGGCGTCATACTGCCGCTGATTAAGCGGAGTTCTAACCACCTGCCTGATCGCGTCTTCGCGCGGCTTTACGTCTTGTAGAAAGATTTGCTCAGCTTGTTCTTGAGTGATACCGTTTTTAAATTTTTGAGCTTCGCCTTTTAACAGAACGTGACCGATCCCAATAGTCGGTTTGCCTGCAGCGCATTTGTAGATCTCTAGTTTGCAGCCTTCCCAATTCTTGATGAAATTAAGACCGCTTCTTGAAATAGCCATTGTTGCCCCTTAAGTGCCACTACATCTAGTGTCACTCGGGTAACTAAGCCAATCAATTAGAGACGGATTCAGGCAGCAAGATCAGCGAATTTTGATTGGTTCTGTAATAGTTTCTTGGATTAACGTCATTATTGAAAATAATCCAAACACAAGCGACGCTACCGGGCGGCATATCCTCGCCTGCCACGGGCGGATCTCCACTCCAAATTTCAGTAGATCGATGATCCAAATGTCCCTGTTCATCAGGTCTGAAAATTAGATACGTTGTGTTAGCTGGCATTTCTCAAAGCTTCCATTTTTTCACCACGTTTTGAATCAAGTCGAACAACTTTCGATCCCGTGAAATCTTCACCAAATCTATAGAGATGGCAAAGATTTTCGTATTCTTGAGTAGAATTTGATTCAAGAGCGGCCAGCGTTCCAATCAATTGTTTTTCAGACAATTTCAAATCATGTGGATCAGGCGCATTAATCCGAGCAAATGCAGCTAAAACAGGAAGATGCTTGTCAAGACTGCCCATTAAAGGCTGATTTGGGGTTGCGGTGATTGCCATCGCGGTTCCATTACCGCCGCTTGTTCCGGCGCCCGAGTTTCCGGTTCCACCCGTTCCGCCGGTTACGGTGATAGAGCCAGCTCCGGAATTGGAAGGGCTGACCCTTACATACCAACCACCCGCGCCGCCGCCGCCGCCATAAGCGTTACTACCACTAGCGCCGCCATTGCCACCATTTCCACCGGCGACTGTGGCAGTCCCTGTTTGTGTGATGCTTGTTTGGGATGCGAGGATGACTGTGCCTCCAGCCCCGCCACCACCAGCCGAACAGCTAGCCGTAGTATTGTTAGCACCGGCTGAGCCAGCCGCGTTTATACTGCCGCTTACGCCAATAGTAATTGCTCCAACTGCACACACTTTAAGTTTGCCGCCGCCGGCGCCGCCAGCGGAAGTTCCCGTGGCGCTAATGCTGCCGGCGCCACCGCTGCCAGCGCCAAAGGAGAACGGCATTGCCGGACCACCGGAACCGCTAGCGTTGCCGCCATCGCCACCGCTGCCAGCGTTGCCACCTCCGCCACCTCCGCCATTTGCTAGGTTGGTTCTAATTTTCCCTGGGCTTGAACCGTTTCCGCTAAACATTGCAGCGCCACCGGCATATCCAGCGCCAATATTAGTTGTTCCGTTGAAGTCAGCCGTAGACGTGCAATTGACGATAGTGCCCGACAAGGGCGCCCAAGTCGTTGAAACGGTTTGCGTGAACGTAGTGGCGTCGATTGACAGTGGAGTTGTTTCGGTTACGGCTCCCTTGGTGGTCGCTCCAGCGTTGCCACCACCGCCAAAACCGCTTGAATTGTCAGTGCCCCATCCAACTGTTGAGCCGGACATTTTTAGGACTTGATCATTCGTTCCAGGTCCAAGCCATGTCAATAAACTTCCATTCGAGATTGCGATCCCTTGGTTCGTGTAAGAACCAGTTCCCATGATGAAATTAGCAGATCCGCCAACATCAGTAATTGAATAATCGCGATTACCTGCGGGATTATTGATCGTAATGTTGTATTGGTTGGTCGATTTGAAAACCGGCGTTCCATCAAGGATTAGAGAAGTTGCAGTTTTATTGGTCAGCGTTTCGGCTAATGCTTGCGTTGCCAATGTCGCGGTAGAGCTCGGCAGTGTAATCGTGTTGCCTGAGCTGTTTTGAATGTTTGCATTGAATCGAGTCGCGCTACCCATGGTTTTTACACCATTGATAGTTTGAGCTGATTCAGTCAAAACGAAATTAGATCCAGTCGTTCCAGGATCGGGAATGTTGATCGTTCTTCCAGTCGTTGCCGGCGCGGTCGCTGTGATCGTCGTGTCGTTGGCTCCCAATTCGAAAATCAAACTGGTTCCAATTGAAGGACTGGTTAAGGTCTTGCTGGTCAGAGTTTGTGGTGCAGTCAAAAGGACAACATCCGATCCAACGTCAAGCGTTACGTTTCCATTTGCTCCGCCATCATTAATAGTTACTCTGTTGGTTGTGCCGGTTAAAACGCGTTCTGAAGTAAGAGTTCCATTTAGGGCAATTGCCACATAACTAGCGCCGGTCGGGGCTCCGCCGCTTGTTGCGGGTTGCCAGCCAATGCTAGTTCCGGAAACAGTCCAAACATAGGTATCAGCTCCAATTGGCACCCTTGTCCATGTGCTACCCACTCGAACCATTTGATCACCGTTCGCGGCAACCGCGCCGGCAGATCCATCAAGCAAATTATTCGTTCCAGCCTGCGCGGTTGCTCCACCGGTACCGCCATTAGTTAATCCGAGTTGCCCGGACCAATTAATATCGAGATAGCTATTTGCTCCGCCATCAGTAAGCGTGATGTTTCCAAATTGAGAGCGAAGCGTTCTTTCATCGGTCATCTGAGCGCTGGGCGCAGAGGTAAGTAAGGGAGCGTTTGAGGGAATCCCTGTGTTTGCACCGTTCGCACCGTAAACAGGTTGCTCAGCTCGTGCTTGAGCGCAGCTAAGCGACAAAGTGAAAGCCAAGCCAATTAAGAGTTTCTTGATCATAGTGAAGGTTTCGCGGGCAATCCGTTTGTATAGCAGTTGATTGATCCGGTATCCGATTGGATATAGAACAATTCGCCGGGGTAGACTTGGAAGAAATCAGACTGATCGCCGGCGGCAAAGGTCAACGTGTATCGCGCGGCGCTTGAGCCTGGATTAATCCAGCGTCCGCTTGCTTCTGAGAACACCCATAGGGTGAGAATGCAAGCGTCACTTACTTCAAGAGTGATAATGCTTGAATCGGGGCTTCGTCCATGTGCCACAGTTTTATCTGTTGCCGCCGGGGCGGATGTCGGTAAGGCTGTGCTTCCGATCTGCCGATTCGGTAATGCGGCCGCTGTGAAAACTGGTTGAGCTTGAAAAGTCATGAAATTACTGCCTCCATCCCCCTACTACAAGTATCGACTGGATTCCGACCAAATCAATATGTTCACCGCTGGCGCTACCAGTCAGGCGAACGGCCCAAAATCTGCCCGATCCCTTTGATTCGAAATCGATGAGCTTTGGATATGTTGTTGTGTTGCCACTGGCCCAAGTGCCATATTTTGTGATCGTTTCTGATACCTGATTGACAGCGGCGGAATCCTGAGCTTTGAATCTGCTTTGACCATTGCTCAAAGTTTCAATAACGAAAGCCTGGGCGGTAAATTTTTGATCCGGTCCTTCGGTCAAGATGATGAATTTTCGGGCGCTTGCGTTCTGCGCCGGGCTGTTTGAGGAAATATAAGGGCTGAGATATTCCCAGGAAATCGCGGTACCGTCGTTGGTATCGCCGTTGTAGTCCTGCATTAAATATCCGGTTGTGGTCCCGTGATACATAACGCCATCGATATCAATTCCGCATGTAGCGGTGTATCCATCTTTTGTCGAAAACATAACATCGCCAGAGGCGACATTGGGATTTGAAGGATCTTTGGTGTTGTAGTTTAAGACGATGCAAGCATTAGGCTGTGTTGCTGCGTTGATTGGAAACCAAAATTGAATCTCTTGTGTCGATGGATGATGAACCGCGAAAGGGGTAGTATCAGCGGCGGTATTGCGCAAGGAGATTAGATCTTGAACTGCATAGCTATCAGGCAGGCTTTGTAATGCCGAATTAGCGTAAACGTTGCTAAATCGGCGGATCCCGTCTGTTGCAAGGAAAAAGACATCATTGCCGACTTGAGCCCAACAGCGATTATTGACAACGCCAAAGGCTCTGGTTAGTTCTCTTAGCGTGAACGTTGAAGGGCTTGATCCCGTCAACATTGCCATGCCTCGGGTGCATCCGATTAATAAGGCTGGTTCATTACTGTCGTTGTTTACCCGTAATGGAAATAGTGAAGTAATTGCGCCAAGCTGGGAAGGTATGGAAATGGCGCCGCAATCTGTGGCGACCGCCGGGGATGATGTTGTATAGGTTGCCGGGTTGCCGTAGTCGGAAAGAACCAGGGTGAATGGTCTAGTGTCGAATCCAGCGAAAACCATTCTATTATTGAAGGCTTCGCAGATTCCGGGCGCTGAATAAGTGATTCCGCCAATAGTGGGAGTCCAGCCACCAAGGGCGGTGGCCGTGCTTGCCGGGTTGCCGTTCCATGTTCTGGGCTCTTGGGCATCGCTGGTGATAATTAGGTTGGTTCCGTTCCAAGAACGAAGACAGGCAAGATTGGAAGCTGCTAGGGTGCTGATCGCGGTTTCCGTCGATGTTCCAATGTTGTAGTCATAGATGTTTGCCTGATTCTGCAGAACGAAACGATTGACCCCTGATGTGGTCGTATGTTTGCCGAATTCAGTAAAGGCATTGCCAGAATTGAACGATCCAGCGCGCTGTTTAGCAAAGCCGGTACCACGGCTAGACCATACGCCGCGCTTCAACATTTGAATGTTGTTGAGAACGCGGGCATATTGAGGACTTCTTAAAAGTTCAGATACGCTAGTTGCCAGCCCCTTATCCGGAGCTGTGATATCAGGCTTCAGGCTGCGCCCTTGTTGTGACAATTCAGTCATTGCCGCCGGCGGCGGCTGTTGTTGTGATTGCGCCTGAGCATCAACCGCCATTGGCATGAGAGCCAATAGACCGATTTGAACGAAGGCTAGAACGCCTTTATAAAGTCGGGCTGTAAGCACTTCTTTGACCACCTTTCCGGATGCCTCCAAGCTTCATTCCTAAAGAAACTGAAGGCGGCTTTTCACTCGGGCCAAGGGTGAGTTGTCGGACCTGCACAAATAACGGCTCAAGAAAGACGCCAATTTGCTCCATCTTCCCCTCAGATAAAACCATCTCAACCCACACTTGGGCATAATCCCAAAGCAGGTCTTCAAACTTTGGCGGCCATTGAATCAGATCGTCATATGCTGACAAGACAACAGGATCCAGATAGCCTTCATATTGAATCGCGATCGTTGCATTTGGCGGCGGGCTAAATCCGATCTTGTCAGTTCCAGTGCCATCGGGCGGGTAATCAAACCAGAAATTGGGAATCCCTTTGGTTGTCTCGCCTTCAGGAAACCATGTCAGCCAAGTTTCGTAAGGGATATATTCAATTCGTCCACCCTTGCCGGCAGTGGTTCTAAACATCGATTCATCAACAAGATTTTCAAGGCTTGTAGTTGTATCGACTGGATAAGAATTGCTGGCCGCGCTGGTGTTGAATGTATATTTACGCTTCAGGAATCGACCGCGCATAGTGCGAACCAATCCGCGATTTGCTTTGTCAACAAACAATTTTGCCTGAAGCTGAACCCGTGACAATTTTGTGTTGTCAGCGAATTCGGTTGATCCAGGAATAGGACTCTGCCCGGCGTGGAACAGAATCCTATTCACAGTATCCATGTATGTGGAGTTAGCCATTTGGGGCTAGATCCTATTCGTCAGTCGGTCTGAATCGGACAATCAGAGCGTATCCCTTGCCGTCAGTGGTCATCGTGCCGCAAACTAGACGACCGATCAGACAGTCACCGGCGGCCACTGATTTATCAGCAGTGGTTGAGGTTAATGTCAGCGCTTGCGCTGTGAATGCGGCCGAAGGAACAGAGGTTGGATCCACTGTTGCCGTTGATAGAAGCGTTACTTCAGTTCCACCGTTACGCTTAGCCAAAGCTAAGGTATTGGTACCGCCGGCGATTCTAATTCCACAAGCCACGTAAGCGGCTACAATCGTTCCAGCGCGAAGCATAGGAACAACCATTTCATATGTCACGCCATCCACAAGAATGGCGCCGGCATTGATTGGAATAACGATCTCTTCATCACGAACCGACGCATTATGATTTGCGCTGGTCAATGGTGTGGTCAGAGCCAGGGAGTCGAGGGAGGCGGCCCCCGCCACTGCCAGAGTTCCTGACAGTGACAGGTTGTCCATATTTGATATTTCAGCAGGCATTGTTACTCACTCCTTTGATTAAGCAGTGGTACCAGTGGAAGCCCACAAACCGCGCCAGTCAGAGCAACCAGCGGAACAACGGAAGTACAGGCGATAGAGCCAGTCTCCAGATGCTTCCTCTTGGATCAACTTGCGTTCCGGTTTGACACGCCAAAAGAATTTATTCCTTGCCATGTCAGGATCTCTGAGGAACCACATGGTATCGGAGTAGTTCGGCGCTTCTGCCAGGAAGTCGAGAACAACGATTTCTTTGATCTGGCGGCCAGTGTAGTTGTCGTCGTTGTTGGTCGTGCCGGGCTTGTTGTCGCTGCCCTTTTGAACATAGGCTTCATCTTCGAGATCCGGACCTACCAACAATTGAGTCAGGTAGTACGGAGCTAAAGAACCATGTTCATCAAGAGTCTTGCGACCGTCAGCGCGGGCGGCTCTGAGGTTGGTTGCCCCCAGCCTTCCGGTGCCAGCGTTGCTGTCAGTCGTAGGCTTGCCGGGCAGAGCGTTGCCCAAAGTGTGACTTCCGAAGACGGCCGCGCCGTCCGGCGAAAGTTCAGATCCGATCAAGCCGTTATAGAAGAACGCGGCGCCAATTCTTTCAACAGTTCTAAAACCAGCAACAGCCAGTTTTGCAACTGCATCAGTGATCTTCGAATATTTGATATCATCGAGCGCTTCCCTAGTGATCTTGACCTCACCCTTATAAATGGTGTGGGTATATCTCTTAGAGCGGACGTTCTCGATCTCTACTCGTTCGAATACGCTGCCTTCACTAGCAACCGGAATTTCATCCGGTCCCTGGATTTGAAGTTCGTCTTCATAGGCGTCGAAGCTGGTTTCAACGTCGAATACCCGTGAATACTGATCTTGTCTCTTCTTCCAACTAGCTTCGAAAACATCGTGAAGAGTTGATTTCAACGCTGTCGGAAAATCTGTAGTTTTTACGGTCATTTCCTGTTCACTCCTTAAGTGATCTTGGAAACGACTCCCCCGGATTCGCTATCAGTACCCTACGGGTCGATAGTTACTGAAATGGTTTTATTCTTGAGATCAATCTCTTGAATGATTGCCTTACCGCCCGATCTGGCGTCAGCGATGACGTTGGAAAGAGTGTTGTACATAGTTGAGGCGTGAAGCTTGCCAGCCATGCCAACACCGCCTGCCCAGATGCTTCCATACATGCCGGTCGTAGGTGCAGAAGTAAACGGCTCAGCAACCGTGATGGTTACCACGTTTGAGCTGTAAGTATTTGCCGTGATGACTCTTTGTTGATTCAGTTCTCTGATATAGACAGAACCACCAACAAGGTCAGAAGATGAGCCATCAGTCAGCGGAAGCTTGACAGTGGTTAAACTTGCGTTGGAGGCGCAAGCGGCGAGATCAACGAGCGGCGTTATACCAACGTCGAATTCAGCCAAACCTTTCTGAGTGCTTCGGCAAGTGACCATAACAACGGAAGTTGCGTCAGATGTCGCAGATTCTTCAGCAACATAAGGGGCGCTGTCTGCCTGTGCGTTCACTCGTCCAATTTTGCCGTTGGTGAATTCCAACAGATCGCCTTTTACGATCGCTCCAGATGCGACCATTTGAAACTTTCTGAGGGGATCAGCGGTTCCGGCCAAGGATTTTTTATATGTAAAACCAGCCATTTCTTTCTCCTGTTAACTTGCCAGCTCGCGCGCTCGCTTAAGCGCTTTCTTCTCATCCCCTGTGTACTTCAGGACTTGGGCATAGATTTGCTTCTGTCCTTTGTTGAAATCATCGAAATTGATCTTTTCTTCGCCCGCCTGCGGCTTGCTGCTTTGCAGATTCAGCGCCGGCTTTGTTTTGGAAAGTCCATTGTTTGCCAACCAAGAATCCACGACCTTAGCAGCGGCCTGCCCAACCTTCCTTTGATCAGGATGTCGGCCAACGGCGATTTGGGCGCGAACGCTTGCATATTCCGGATCGGTTTGGATCAGGGCGCTGATTTCATTTAAGAGATCGGCCTTTAATCCGTTGCCGGCATTGGCAAGAATCGGAATATTTTTGGAATAAGCAACTAATTCATTGTCGGCAATTTGCCAGCATTCAGAATTGAATTGCTCAAGCATTGCTTTTTGTTGGCGGGCCGTCATTACTTCGGCTTCGTCCGCTTTTTCTGCTTCTCTGAGTTTAAGAATTCTCTTGATCGCAATCTCCGGAACGCCTTCATCAAGCATGTCTTTGATCGCGGCTTGAAGAGCGCTCGGTTTCTGCCCGCCTTGAGCGGGTGCAGATTGCAACTGTCCTAAAATTTCAGCGCCGATTTGACGCGCCAGGGCTACATTATCCTGGGGCTGTGCGGCTGGTTTCTGTTCGCCGGCATCCGGCGCCTGATCAACAACGTCTTCAACGTCGTCTTCGATCGGATCAATTAGTTCTACTGGCATTCGTTCCCTACCTATTCGCTATAGAGAACGACTCTTTCCCCTAGTCGCCGTTATTCATCAAAATCATTTGGATCCGGGGCCTTACTGGCTTCAGTTTCTATGTGTTGAAGTAACTGGTTGAATCCATCCCTAAGTATTGAGAATGTGATAAAGCCAATCAATAAATTGAGTTTCATTGGCGGCGAAGCGGCATAAGGATTCAGGCAATGAGCGGTTGCCCGCTTGATTGCGTTCCATGATTCCGATTTGACTACTCGGGCCAATAGAATCTGCTCTTTCTGCTCGGGCGTCATAATTCGCCTTTCGCTCTTTGGCGAATATCTAGCGAACATATTCAGATTTTTCATGCTGCCTGTGGATCTCCCATCATTGGATCTGGTATCGCGCCTGGTGGCGCTCCTTGTGGTGATGGTACCGCGGGCTGACCAGTCAACTGGGCGATTCGATTCTGAATTTCTTGCTCAATCATTGCCTGAATGTTCGGATCGTTCATGATCAATGTCATTGGATCCTGTTTGTATTGCTCGAGGTTTTTGACTCCTAAGCGGCCAAGTAATTTGAATACAAGATCCTGAAGAACCGGCCGGAGTGTTGGCAATTGTTCAAGCGCGTTTCCAGTCGTCATGATCTGCAATGCGTTTTGAAGCTCTTCGATCTCTTTCGCCTTGTTCATTTGTCCATGGAATCCGGTACAGATGACCCGGCGATCTTTGTCCAGGTCCATCTTATTGACGGTACCTAGGCGGCCGTCTCCATCGGCTGATTTTTCAAAAGTGTTGATCTCGTCAACCCATAATCTGGCCGCTTCATAGACATCTTGAAAGAGCGGTTCAACGGAACGAGTGGTGATTTTTTCCAACAGGTTATCCCGCATAACCGATCCGGTCGAGCTTTGAGTATTGATCTCGGTTGCGGTCTTAGCCGTTTTAATCGACTTGGTTGGATCTTGGGCCATTGCTCCATATGCCTGGAATTGTCCAACGATTTTTTGCCCATACCACTGTTCTGATTGCATTCCTAATTGAACCGTTCCAATAGGAGCGGGAACAGGGGCGATGAAATTGGTTCCAATGGCTGGTTTGTAATTGATGACGTTGATCGAGCCGGGCGCCATCTTCAGTTTGTTGTCATCTTGTAGAACGCCACCAATGACGGTATAAGCGGGGAAGACGCTGGCAAGCTGAGCATTCAGGCTGAGCGCGGCAACTACGTTCTTTTGTTCGTAGGCGGAAAGGGATTTTTCCACCGCGCCAATTCCATAAGCGCCAGAAAGCCAATCCACGTATGAATCGATATAGAGACCCCTAGATCCAGTGCGTTGGCCGCCAAGCTGAGCATTGGGGTTGTCTTCCACTCGGATGATCCGGAATTGCTCGGTACTGTTGCTGAGTGCCAGGTAAAAATAGGTGTCGATAAACTTAGCGCTGTCACTGTCAAATTTCCTCACGGGTTGATGAAACACGTACACGGGAACAAGTTTCTTCGCGCTGTTTCCGGAAGCAACTGGATTCAAGCCAAGCTCGTTAACCAGTTCAAGGCGTTCGGATTCCTGTCCATAAATTTGTTCAAGGCTCATTGGTTCGATGCCCTGAATATTCTGATATCTCTTTTCGCCGTTCTCGTCTTCGGCGGCTTCGAGCTCTTCCGGAGTTAGATACAAGCGCTGAATAATCGAGGCTTTATGCTCATTAGATAGATCAGCGGCGGGATCTAAAAATAGGTCGTACATATCGACCGGTTGAATAACAGGACCGTTGAAAGTCTTGACCGGGAATTTATACTTCTTATAGGTTTTGGTGATGTCCTCGTATGGATCGAGTTCAACGCCTTCTTCTAGCAGGCGGCGCAATGTTTCCGCCGGCGGAAATTGCTTGTGATCTTCGATCGTTCTCCAGGTCCAACGAATCGCCGAAGTTCCATAAATCAACATCTGCTTGATGTGGCGGGCGTACTGACCGCGGGTGTCAGCTTGCCTGTGATACATCATCAAAAGATCTCTGATGTCATTTAACAGACCTTGATCTTCTTCGTATTGGCTGAGCAGTTCCAAGTAAGATTGATCGCGCGGGAACAGAGCCAGGCTGAGCGCGTCTCCGGCATAGTTTACGGAATCCCAAATATCTGTTTCACCCAGATCGGATCCGTTTGCCCAATCCATGCCTTCATTGTCTGGCAATGTGCGGCGACAGAAATAAGCGCGGGCGCAAGCGGGCCAAATGTTGGTCCTAAGATCCAAGCTGGCTTCTTCGTAATACTTATATTGATTGTATAGCTCTTGAGCGGGCGCCTTCCAGTAATCGGAGGTTACCGGCGGGTGATTGGTTTGGATAAATCGGAGTCGTTCAAACAATTCTCTGGCGCCTCATTTGACCGGGCCAACGAATGACATTCTTCTCAACCTCGATCTTCTTGTTGGATTGCTTGTTGGTTCCAAGACCAAGGCGGTAAAGGATCCCCATTCCGAGGCAGTCAACCGCGTCTTCCCAGGGGTGCTCTTCATCGACAACTTCCAATACTCTCTTTGTGTGCTTGTCTACTTTGTAGCGGTAGCCTTCAAGCATCGCCCTATCTAGTGTTGGGCAATGGGTATGGTCAATCAATAAAGAGGGTGTATGAGTTCTCGGGTTCAGCTCTCTGAGCTTGTTGTGAATCGCCGTGATTCTGGATTTGACTTTCAGATCTGATCTCATTCCTTCCAAGAATGAAATATCTATGTCAATGTCATATTCATCGCGGAGCGTTTCGAATTCCGGGCTTTCTTGCAATGAGTTCGTGATTCGACCGCCGGCAGGGTCGCCACAGTCCAGGAAACTGAAGCGGCGGAATCTTTCATTACTGAGCTTCAAAACTTCTTGCGCTACGTCGTGAAGATTTGCATCAGATATACAGACTTCATCGAGGCAAAGAACGCGGTGATCTTTGTCGATCTGGCAGAACAGGACGTAAAAGGTTTTGACGCCCGGATCCCATACACGAATGATCGGGGATCTTTCATCCGGGATCAGTTCCATTCTATGTAAATTGGCTACATAGTCCGGGAATACAAGCCCCTTCGTAGAATGCGCATAGTTCAGATCGAATTCTGAAGCGATGTCATCAGCGGTAAAGGTTCCTGAATTGCACTGTTCGCGGTACCAAGGGCTGGTTGGTTTGCCGGCATGATCCATCGACATTCCAGCCGCCTTGACCGGATGTTGTGACCAATGCAAGGTTTTGATTAAAGGCTTAACGTCGTCCTCGCCTCGGGCCATGCGGGCGAATTTGTTATAAGGCCCTTTCGGAGTTGAAACGAAAATCAGAACGGATGAAGATCCGCCGGCAGACTTCGCGGCGGCGGCGTCATAGGGCCAGCTCGCAAACTCATCAAGGACAATGAAAAGCTTTCTGTCTCCCCGTCCGAAGTCAATACAACTGGCTTCAGCGGTAATCGCTCCACCGTTGGGATTCTTGATCAAGTTGTGTCCCATGTCTTCCTTTGGATCAAATCCAACGGGAAGCATCCATTCGGGCAAGTGGCGAATAATGAACCGTGCTTTCTCCAGCAGGGTTTTCATGTCGCCTAATTTGTCGGCTAGTTCAGCCTTTCTGGATCCGAATAGCGATGAGCGGTTATGAAACAGCCAATACCAGACCGCCACGCCAATCAGCGTCCAAGAGACTCCCATGTCTCTGGATTTCTCGATCAGAAGTGTTTTCTTCTTGATCGTGCCGATTGTTTCGGCTACGTTGTCGAGAACCCACTGGATAAAATCGGTTTGGAATTCATATCTGAGATAAGGAATTTCCTGTTCATCGGCTCTGGGTTCTTCAATCCAACACCAATAATCAAGCCAGTGAAAAATATCCTCACGGCATAGAACCAGCTCGGCGGCTCTTTCTTCAAGCGAATAATTGCACCGCGCCACTAATTCGGCGCGTTCTATAATTGCTCGGTCTTGTCGTTCTTGCTCCCATTTGATCGCATCAACGGCGGCTTGTTGCGCCACCGCTTCCAAGATCTGTTCAGGAGACAGTGAGGCATTTTGAGACATCGATCTTTCGCGCGGCTTCCGCTTCGTCAAGATCAGGCCACCACTGATTGACGTTTAATCCTTTCGAGATTTTGTTTTGGGTGATACAACGGCCAGGCATGAACGTGCTGAAATAACTAAGGTCAACTGCCTCATCTTTCAGAACATTGATCACAATTGCCGGGCAGACTTCACGCCCGCGGTTATAGAAAACCGTCATCCCCTTACGGGCTTTGATTGCGCTGCCAACTAGCACATTTGCGCTTTCTTGCCCTTCTTCATTCCGAATGTTCCCTTGGCTGACATCTTTTTGGCCAACGGTTGGATCTGCATTGGCGCCTGTTTCGGCGCCTTCTTTACTGGTTTCGATTTCATTTTGCTTGCTGCCTCTGGGCATAGAAATAAATTCCCCTTGGAAATAATTTCTAGCTTCGCTTAGAGATCAGAGCCAAGCAATTATTTCCGGGTTGCCAGGGCTTGCATTAACGGATCGTGATATCCCATTTGTGGCTCTGGAACGCGCTGCCGGCGCTCTTGTCGAATCTTTCGTTCCAAGACGGCATTTTGATTCTGATATACGCCGGACATCTCTCCGGGTAGTACCGCATTTAATACCGGATTCAATCGGCTCATTCCAAGCTTTTCGAGTGGAACGCCTTGCTCTTTTGGAGCGTACGGCCGATTTTCGCCGTCTCGATAGTAGGTGATGTCGGTTCGCCCGGTGACACTTGGCGTCAATTGTTTGGTCAATCTGGTGGCTTCGCCTGTCGGGAAGTTCACAAATGGAATTCGATTCAAGACGATTTGAGTTAATCCGCCAACAAACTTTTGAAGCTTGCCGGCTACCTTGTCGCGCTCTCCCTGCATCCGAGGATCGGTGACGCCTTCATATAAACCGCCAGGAACGGAAGCCAATTCAGTGTAGGCTTTGTAAAGCTCTTGGACATCCTGAGCCATGCCATACGCTGTTGTCCATGCCGGGTTTGTGGTGGTCATTCCAATCGGGTTGATTCCCCATTGCAGCTTTTTGCTGGCGTTCATTCCAGTCGCCATCGAAAAGGGATTGTATTTGTCTAGGAATCCAGCCATTTGGAAGTAGCTATTTGGATCGACGTTTTCCCAAACCTTTTTCAATTCAATCGGAATTGCAGCGGAACCGCCAAAGAAAGCCATCATTCCAATCATTTGGGCCAGCTTTCCATACTCTCCATTTTTCGCGTAAGTGAAAGCCAATCGAGAAATTCTGGCTGGCTGTTTGACGAAAACACCCAAAGAGCTGGAAATCTTTTGACGACTTAGCCAATCAGTATTTAAGCGATAGGGATCTACTCCAAGCGTCCGGCTCAGTGTTTCGGTCATGTGAACGCCAGCATCCATTGCCAGGGTCGGATCTAATTTCCCGTCAAAGAGATCCTTGACGAATTGCTTTGAATCGCCTTTGTATCCGGTCTGAGCGATCCGCTTGGCGTTGTCCTCAGAGAATTGGATCAGGGAACCCAGAGCCACGCGGTTGGCGTTCACTCGGTCAGAAGCGAAATCATGCTGAAAGAGCGCCTTACTATTGGCGTTCTTGGAGGCTAGATTTACCTGTTCGGCTCGATAAGACCCAACGATGTTTGAATCAGCGAATACCTTCTGAATATCCTTGTCAGTTCCAAGCCATTGCCAAGCGCGGGCAATCCTGGTCGCGCCGGTTCGGCTTCCGCCACCAATGAAGGAATCAGTCAGGTTCAATAAGTGGTGTTTTGGATTTAGGAAGAAATAGAAATCCATCGCATTGGATAGACCCTTATGATAGGCATCGATCAAGCCATCTTCGAAAGCCTTACTGGTCGGCGCAATTGCATCTTTTAAATAACTGAATGCGGCCAGCGCGTTTTGAGTATTCGGATCCATCTGGGCAAGCTGTTCGACTCCGGCGGCTTTCATTTCCGCTTCGAATCGGTTGACCTTCTGTGCCAAGGTCTTCTGATTCAGGAAATATCCAACCGCGGCATCTCTTTGCTGTTGGCTCATGTCTTCAAAGAGCGTTCCAGCCTTACCCCTGAGAGCGTCAGCGCTGGTTACTTGCCGTGAACGAAGTAAAGCCATTGCGCGGGCTTTGGTGGTTTGTCCGTCCCATTTGACGCCTTTGGCGTTCTTTGTCCAGTCCACACCCCAATTAGACATAACTGCAGCGGTGTTATGCTCCCAAATATTTCTGGCCAAAGTCTTGCCGTTTAGCTTGTTTCCTTTGGCTAGGATCTTCTGATTGGCGGGTGTATGCGGCCCGTTCATTGAAGCCATTACCCGATCTAAGTGATCGATATGATCAAGAGTATCTTTGTAGATTGAAGCGGCATGAGAGCCTGACCACTTGGCAAAATTGCGGATCGCCTGTGGTCCGAATCTATGCGCCAGACTTGCCATGATGAGAGCGCCACCAACGAGGGTACCAGTCCCGATCACGGGGTTGCCTCGATTGTCTGTGACTCCGGCGGCTTGAGCTTGTTGATCGATAGACATCAATCCAAAACCGGCCAGACCGCCAGCGGCTTGAGCCGTTCTTACTAGCTTTGTCTTGTCTGGTCTTAGGGTGTTGGTAGGCTTGCCGGGCTTGAGCGCTTCAGCAATTTCAGCTTGGAGTCTTTCGAATCCTTCGCGGGCTTGTTTAGCCAGGGCTGTATATGGTGTATCAATTCCCATTTTTGCGGCATAGTCGCCAAAAAATTCCTCTTCTGTTTGAGGAATCATTTTTTTTCCGCCGCGCGGGCCGGGCGGTCCTTCCTTCTTCGCCTTGCTGAATTGTTCCCATAATAGGGGCAATTCTTGGCGCGGGTTCTGAACTTCAACCAAGACATTGTAGGTTTGTCCGTCCGGACCCATGACCGGAATTTGTGATTGAAGACTAGCGTTCGGATCTCCGAGTTCATTTCTCAAACGATCTTGAGCCAAGAGTAAGGCGTCTTCATCGTTTGGACCCTTAAACAGTGCGGCGGTTTCTTTCTGCGCTGCTTTCGCTTGCTCCGCCAATCCGTGATATTTTTCCAAGAGCGCGATTGCTTCCGCTTCGGTAATTCCTCCCGGAACAACAGCCTTTGGCATCCGGCTGATTGAAGGTTCATCAACAGTTGCCCTGACTCCGCCACCCTTGCGGTTGGTTTCAATGTATGCCGGAAGCTCTTCATCAATCTGAGCCTTGATCCGATTCTTCAGGTCTTCGCCGAATTTGTTCAATTCTCGTTTGCCCGGCGTCCTGGTC